GATTTCTTCATTCAATTTCATCAATTGTTTGAACTTTTTTTGCATTTCCAATGCTAATTTGATTGAATTCATTATCCGTTTATTAATTGCGTAAAAACACGACCTGTTGCATAATCAAACGGAACTTTATATGAAATTTGAGCAAACGATTTTTCATCGATCCATTCAATTCTTAATATTTCACACAGCAATCCATCGATTTCCGCATAGTTATTATTCAACAAATTTACAAAATCGCTTGAATTTAAGCGAATTCTGACATTTTCTTTGATCAACCAATCGTTTTGTGTGATTTCATTTATCTGATGCCATTTGTTCCAAATTGAATTTGCTGAAACCGTGTTCAAATATTGGTCATTTTGTTTCCCATTGACTGTATAAAGTGCCTTTGTAACGCTGAAAAAATCCTGTGAAATCTTCATGCAATCTTTTCGATCGCCAATCTTTTGTGCGTAATTTGTTCCACCTCCAAACAACCCAGATACAATGTCAATTGTTTGAAACAATCCTTTTGCATACAATTCAAGCCAGTTCAATTTTGTTTTCCTTGCACCTAATGCAAACGGAATTGAAACATCATTCAATCCTTTTATGTTGATCAAATCTGGATTCACAATTGATGTTGGTTCGGTTGATAATTCCGTATCATGTGAATCATATAACGCATCTAATGTGTGCGTATCTGAATAATCAAGTTGATAATGAATATAATACCGTTTCCATGCATCAGATGTGTTGAATGAATATTGATCATCACGTTCACTTTGCAATGATAATGCTGGTGATAATTGGTTTGATGTTACATTTTGCCAATAGTCCCTTCTTTCAAGTCGAACAATCGAGTTGTTGACATAAATTTTAGCATTGAACATCGTTTCCAACGCTTCCAGAAACATTCCAAATGTTGGTGTTGTATCTGATGAACTTGGAACACCTTTGTTGAATGGTGCAAAAAATTGATCTGGCAAAAATTCCCAGATTGATTTTCTGTTTTTGATCAATGGAACAGGAAGCAATGTCCAGTTTGGTTGCTGATCAAATATTGTTGATTCAAATGTGTATCCTAAAAATTGACACCCTTTTTGGCATAGTTCCTTGAATTTAGTTCCAAGCAAATTCCGTTTTGGTGGAAAAATCAAAGTGAATAATTGCGTTGCAAGTTCGATCAATGCCAATAATAACAATGAAAAATAAATCAAACGTGCAACAACTTTCAATGCTAATGAAATAACTGCACCCAAATTGATTGATGGTGGAATTCCAACATTTGGTGTTGTTGCTTGAATCAATTCCGTTGTTGCTTCGATCAGATCACGTGCAGCTTCAATCGTTTCTTTTGTCATGACATACACTGAAATTGCCAATGTGATTCCAACTTCAATTTGATTGTCCTTGATTACAAAATATGGTACGTTAAACGTATCAAATTGAACACCTTTGGCCAACATCAATTCGAATGATGTACCATCAGCACGTTCTTTGAATTGGTCCTTTGCGAATCTTTTCTTGATCTTTACTTCGCATTCATGTTGCCTGTAATATGCTGAATCAAGCAAATCAATGTAATAATCAAGCGAAATTCCACCTTCCATTTCAATTCTATATGGAATGCCTTCAAACAATCCAACAGATTGAATGTGCTGTTGAACAATTTCCATTCCTTCATTTGGCAAAATAATTGTTTCAACATTTAATGAAAGGACATCTGGATTTCCTGTAAAATCTGAAACAACCCCGATTTCAGTTCGATTTCGGGGTGTGATTTCAATTCCGTTTATAAAATGTTTCATCTTTTTACTTTGAATTTATTGTAAGTTACCGTGTTTCCAACCTTTGTTGATTTCACAACTTCCATAATTGATGAAGTAATTTCACCCATTTCAATGTTGGTTTCTGGTTTGTTTCTGATCGTTGCATTCAATTCATCAATCTTGTTTGCGATCAATAGCGTGTCCATTGCTGATGCAATCTGCATTCCATCACGAATGATTTTTCCGTTCTGATATTCCTGTGCCATTGTCGCCAACTGTTCATTTGTCATTGATCCAATCTTTTCATTCAATGTTTTTGGAACAACACGTTCATTCGGGTGTAAAATCGCATGAAATCCACCTTTTCCATCAACACCACGACCATTTGATCCTGTATCTTCTGTACCTTTTTCAAATGCTGGTAATGAATTGATGAATTGTGATAAAAGTACGGTATCACGAATTGTTTCTGCCAATGGATTTTTCACTTTTTCATCAGCTAATTTGTTGCTGTATGTGGACCAAACCGATTCAGCTAATTTGATGCGTTCTTGACGCTTCAATTCACGTTCTTTTTTCAAGTTTGCTTCATTGATGATACGTTGTTGTTCTGCCAATGATTGCTGTGCATTGATATTTCCGTTTTTGGCCAATTCTTGCAATACAGAATACTGATTTTCAGCTGCGGAAATTTCTTTGTCTAATTGTGCAATCTTTTCATTTGATCTTTTCATGAAATAATCAGATGTCGCTTTGACAATTTCCTGTTGATCTTTTAATTTATCATCAACTTTTTCTTGTGTGACATCGAATTTATCAGCATATTCTTTTTCAGCATTTGATAAATCATTCATGTTTGATTTTCTATTCGATGTGTATTCATCATCAAGTTTCATTTTTTCCAATGTGAATTCTTTTTCAGCAAATTCTGGTCCATTCGTTTCAATAGATGCTTCTTTTTTACGTTCCAGAATAGCCAATTTCAATTCATATTCCTTTTGAATAAGCTGATCCAATGTTTCCATCGAAGTGATACCAGTTAATTCAGCATTTTTCAGCTGATTAGCCATTTCATCATTGATCTGTTTCTGGATTTCATATAAAGAAGTATCATCAATTAATTTAAAATATTCTTCATAACTTTTAATGTTTTCTTCAACTGCTTTTGTATTTTCTTTTGTTGATTGAGTTGTTTTATTTTCCTGTTCAACATAAACCTTTCCATTTTTAGTTAATTTATTATTTATTTGAGATAATTGATTTCTTCTCAATCCCAACTTTTCTAATGCAATTTCAGCATCTAATATAATATCTTCTTGTTCTCTTAATGCAATATTGAGTTCTTGATCTTTTTCACGCAATCTTGAAACCATTTGTTCTTGAATAGATAATGCTGTGACTCTTTCTCCAGCAGCTATTAAATCTTTTTTAGCACTATCTTTTGTAATTCCATACAATTCAAAATCTCTTTTCAGTGCATCTTGATATAATTTTTGTCTTTTCTGTTCGGCTTCGAATTTTTTAGCATTTTGTTTATCAAAATACTCTTGATTTTTATTTAATTTAAATTTATTATACTGTAATTCAATATATTCACTTACTGTACCATTTAATTGTTGTTGAAATTCAGCTTCATCACTTAAATTTTTTAGTGTTGTACCATACTTTTCATTGATTTGTTTCATTAAATCACTACGTTCTTTACTGTTTTGATTTGTTGCTTTTAATTGATAAATAAGACCTACAAATTCTCCACTTTCTTTTGAAACATTTTGTGATGCTTCACGTGTATATTTTGCCAAATTTTTTTGTTGATCAGCTAATTTTTTAGCTTCTTTTTCTTGTTGCTTTGTTTTTTCATTCCAATCAACAAATGCAGCAACCAATGCAGCAATCCCACCAATAATTAAAAATATTGGCAATGCTTTCATTGCTTTTCCAAAAATATTTGTTGCAACTGTTGCACCTTCTGTTGCTACCGTTTCAGCTGTTGTGACTGCAACATCAGCTTTTTTCAATCCAATGAATGCTGTTATTTTAGGAATTGCGGCCGTTACAGCTGCTTTTATTTCGGTGATTTTGTCACCCAACCCGCCGAGCATTTCGAATGCATCAGTCAATCCAGCCAATGCTTGAAGCCGCACCATCGTTTGCATAACAGCTTCCGATTGAACACCGAACAATGCCATTGATGATTCAACACCTTGAAATGCACCAATTCCAATTTGACCAACTTTTCCAAATGCACCAGCTAAATTTTCAACCGCTGATCCAGCTGTGCCTTTAATAACGGCCTGTGTATCTTGAATTTTATCTTTCAATTCACCAGCACGTGCAGCCATTTCAGCAAATCTTGGATCTGTTGATTCCATTCGTGCCAATTCATTGGTCAATTTTCGCAATTCTGTTTTCAATGATCCAACAGCACCTTCATAATTACCAACATTTCTGAAATTATCACCAACAGTTTTGTCGATTCCTTTCAGTGCTTGATCACCATCACGTGCAGCAAGTGACACTTCACGGTATTGTTGTTCAAGTTGCTTGTATGCATTCGTGTTTTGCCTTCCAGCTTTTTCCATGATCAACATCTGTGCAGCCAATTCTTTGGATTGGTTTTTCAATTCACGTGTTGATTTTTCCAGCTGTTTATATGCTGATGCTTGATCTTTTGCTGTTTTTGCAGCTTTGGCCGATTCCATCGCTTTCTTTTGATCAGCTTTTGCTTGTGCCTGTGATGTTCGAAGTTGCTGTTGTGCAACCTTTTCTTTTTCAATTTCGAGTTTTTGAAGTTCTTTGTCAAGCAACACCTGTTGTTTTTCCAGATCAATCATTGCTTTTTTCACAGCGATTGATTCCTTTTGTGCTTGTTCAGCTTTTTCTGTTGCAGCAACAAAATCATTGATTCCTTTTGTGGTGTCAAATGTTGCTGATTTCACAGTTTTTTCAAGCGTTACAGCTGTGGTTTTTAATTCAGAATCAAACTCCCTAACCTTTGCCAATGTTTGCGTGATGGATTCACGTATGCCTTGAAAAATATCTTCTTTTTCAAAAAGATCATTCGCTTTTATCTTTTTAGCCATTTTTTTGTGCTTTTTGATACGTTTTTAATAGATCAAAGTATTCTTTGACTGTGATTGTTTTGGAATTGATCCAAGTTTGCAACCATTTGGATAAATGGATCAGCGTTTCTTCAATCGACATTCCTGTTCCGTTGTTATTCATCATCTGTTCCAGCTTTGCAGCTTCGATTTCAATCTTTGTCAAATTAAATCGATCACCATTAATCACGAAATCCAATTCAAGTGATGCTTTTTTCTGTAAAGTTTTCAACAGTTTGATGTATGTTTCAGACAATCCATTCTGTTTGATGTAATTATCATACAATTGTTCCCACATATGTGCATCTAATTCAACAGATCCAACTTTTAGATTGATTCTGGCATACTTTTTATCACCTTCTGTGCATTTTATCCAATTGAACAATGGTATCATATCAATTGATGTGAAATATGCGTTCTGATGCAATGATAAATCGTTCTTTGAGTTCTTCAATGAGTTTTTCTTTCGTTTCATCAGTAATTCCAATAATTTCTTCACCATATTCTTTGAATAAATCAGTTACATTTCCATCTTGGTCCGTTTTGATTGGATCAGCATCAATTACGAATTCACCTTCCATCACCGTGATGATCATGCTTTCGTAAAATTCACCTGTATCATACAAAGTGTAAGGTGTTCCTTCTTGTTTTTCTGGATTGATCCATTCAGTGAATGCTGAATATGTTCCAATGATTGAACCAGTTTCATCAACACCTTCTTTGTACAATTGTTCCCATCTGATCCAGTCCAGAATCTGTTTTTTGAATTCTGTATCACTGAAAACTTCCAGCCAAATCTTATTGAATAGCATCATCTGATCACTTTTCAGCAACATTTGCCCAAGAATTGTATCAATTAACATAGTCATTTTGACAAATTTACGACAAAAAAGGGGACACTTTCGCACCCCCTTCTGTTTTTATTTAGTTCCAGATTATTTGTCTGAATCCGTGTTTTGCTTCTTTGCTAACTTTTTATTGACTTTTCGCCATGCAATTGTGACAACTTCTTCATCAATATGCGGAAAAAACTTCAAACATTCAGTTAGCGTTTTGTCGTGTAAATGCTCAACAGCAAATTGAACACGACCAACAGTGACATACATTTTTACGCTGTGTAATCGTATGTACCTACAAACCCAGTTTTAGCAATAGTCAATTCCATTGAATTTCCTGTTGTTGGTGCTGTGTATGTCAATGTGTAGTTTCCATCTGTATTTTCAACAGCTGTAACTGAAACAGCCAAACCTGTTGTCAAGTTGTTCAAAACAAAATCAGCTGAAACCGCACCAATGAATTTGATTGGATTCAATGCTGTTCCGTAATCAAGTACCGCATCAAATGTCAAAGTCGTTGTTGTTTTTACAGCGTTTGTTACGTTAACATCGATCAAACCTTCCAATGTGTTGAAATTTACACCAGCTTCTGTTGGTGTGATCATGTACATTGTTGATTCATCAAACAAACGATCAAAATCAAATGCAACCATTATTTTTTGAACAGTTGTATCTGTTGCAAACATCAATTTCGGATCAAATGATGGATTGTCAACTGGAATTGGATACAATCCTTCACCAACTTTCGATCCAACCAAATTTCCGTTCACATCGATCAAGTAAACCCCAAAATCAACACAACGGTTGTTTTGTAATTTTCCAAGCAATGTTGGTGATGAATCTTCTGCCCATAATTCACCAGCAAATGAACGCTTCCCTTGACGAATGAATACCATTCGACCAGAATTTGCTTCATCAAATGTTGAATCTGCTTTTGGCAAATCTACATTCTCAAATACTGGTAAAGGAAACCATCTTTTTGATGCATCAGCTTCGTTGATCAAATCGGACCACGTTGGCAATGCTGATGATAAATCAATGAAATTATCTGCACCTGTTGAATCTTTCAACGGTACCATAATCATTTTACTTGTTACCGATTGAATCGGAACACAATTTGGTCTTCCAGTATTGGACAAACCCATATTGCAATTACACCCTAAAGCCATAATTTTCTATTTTTTAACATTTACAATTTTCTTTCAATTTCGTGATCTTGAACCGTAATTCGACACCACTTAAATTCGCATCAAGTATGTTTGCGACAAATCCATTTTGAGTTTCAACACCAAATCTGGTAAAGTGTTTTACAATGTATGTTTCAACTGGAATAATACTTGTGATACTTTTGATTAAATCCATAAATTCATCAGCCAATTTCGACATTGGAACAACAACATTTTGAACGTGATCTTTTACGTAATAATTCACAACATCTGTTTCATCAATTATGAAGAAACGCAAATCACATTCGAAATCAATGTTTGACATTCGGCCACCACGTGTGATTTCCAAATTATCAAGCAACCAAAATAATGGTGTTTTTGCTGTGACATTTGGACCAATTAATGTCCATTCATTGTTGGTTGCAATTTTAGTCCCAAACTTGAACAACGGTTGATTGATGTACAAAATTCCATCAGCAATACCAGAATCCGACAAATTAACCTTTTTTGATTTGATATATTTTGCCTGTTCATTGATTTCTGTACAGATGAAAACAGTTCCAGCATCATTCGTGAATGTTTTACCAACACGAAGCCATTTAAAATCGCCACAAGGAACATATGTCACTTGATCATCATTGGACCATTTCCCAGCGATTGTGTTGTCAATTGAATTGACTAAATTTTCGATATATGAACTAACTTCAATCATAACCAGTATGCATAACCTTTGTATTGGCCATTGAATAATGTGTAATCACCAACACCAACTGTTAAAACTTCCAATTCAGCACCGATTCCGCCATTTACAGTCAACAAATCGTTTGGTGTGTAGCCAGATCCTTTTTGTGAAATAGTGTATGTCAAAATTGAATTCAATGGTCCAACTGTTAACACCTTAATTTTCGCACCAGATCCAGATCCACCAATCAGATCATATTCTGTGTTTACTGTGAAATTTTCACCATCAGATGTCAAATTTGCTGAAAGTATTTCAGATGGAAGCACATCTTGATTCAACATCAGATATTTTTGAATTGCTTGATAAGTCAAAACAGCTTGATTGTATCTGGTGTAAATCTGTTGATTCAATGTTGAAACATTATTCGAGTTTTCACCTTTTTGTTGAACATTCCCAGATGGTGTCATTTGATTGATCAGATCTTTGCTGTATTCAAAATAAATAAATCCAACCAGCATTTGCTTCATTCCTGTTGAAATTATCACTTCATTGAATGTGATATCTTCTTGAAATGGTTCGTAAATCTTCACGAAATTCTTGCTGATTGGTTCAAATTGTTGGTTCAAATCAGATAAAAATTGATCGTACAATTTTGCACCTAAAAGATTAATCAAATATTTCTTTTCAAAAATATCAATGTAATCTTGAATTTTTGATTGCACATATATTCCAGTGTGCAATTCGTATTTCCCAATAAAATCTGATGCTGAAACAATCATTTTTTTTACTTATTTTATAATTTTTCCCAATCCTTTGGCAATCAAAACACGTGCAACAGATCCAGACACTTGAACAATCTTTTCTTTCAATGTTCGATCTTTTCCATTGCTTTTGAAATTGTACACTTCTGCATCATTAAATTCAACTGAAACTTCCAATCCGTTGGCATATTTGGTTGCATGGACATCAACAGCTTTTGTGTCAATGTCCAATTCACCTTCAATTTTACCTTCGGCATTGCGTTTCAATTTCAAATCAACGTGTTTCGTGTCAATTTCAATATCCAAAACTTTTCTTTGTCGCTTTGCCATACTTTAATTTTTATGCGTTGATCGCTGCAATACAAGTTGCAATATCACCTTTTACGAATGCATCGTAATCGTTTTCTTTCACATAGTGTGCAGCACGTGCTTCACCAATGATTGAAACTAAATTTTTGCGGAAATCATCTGATTCGTATCCAACTGTGATTCCAACTGTTTCACGCAAACGCAAGTTTGATTTTGACATATCACCAACAAGGAAGTCACCTAATGTCATCAAGTTTGAAGAAATTACAGTCAAATTTGCAACTTTTGGTAATCCAGTTAATGGATCAACCATAAATATTGGATAAGTGTATTCACCTTGTGTTGTTTTGTTCAAATGCAATGCAGCAACATCAAACGGATTCAAAACAACGTGTGTTGGATTGAAGTTTGCAGCTTGAATTTGTGCAACAGCGATGCGGATAACATCAGCCAATTGTGCATTTGTTACAGATGTAGCGAATGAACCAGCTGTAAATGCAACAGCATTTGTCATAATTCCATCAAATCCACCAACAGCACCATTGATCACAGCATCTTCAATTCCTTGTTCAACAGCTTTCATCAATTCACTATTAACTTCACCACGAACAAACGCTAAATCATCAAGCATTTCTTTCGAAATTTTGATCAATGCAGCGATTTTTTTCACTTCAACTGAAACTTCTTCGTATGCGATATCAGTGATTGTTTTAGCAACACCTTCTGCGGTCCATGCAGCACTTGCTTGACGAACTTGTTTGATGTAAACAACATATTTTGATGTTGTTGTTCCACGATTGATCACGTTTGAAACCTGTAATGCTGGTCTTGCGATTGTGTTCACACCAGCTTCCAATGTTGACAATGCGTTTTGTCCAGAATAATCTTCTGTGATTGTAGTTGCTTTCACTTCGAATTCAACTGGTTTTCCAGATTTGATGTCAACAACAGCTGATTTGTAACCATTAACAACTTGTTCACCAACTGATCCAACTGGTTTCACAGAATGTTTTTTGCCTAATTCAGCTAAACCTTCCATTTTGCCTTCCATCTTTGCAATTGCTTTTTCGATTTCAGTGCTTTTTGCTTCTAATGATTTGAAACCATCTAATTGGCTTTTCAAGTCATTGAATTGTTCAACATTTACAGTTGAATCCATTTTTTCTGCGATCAAGCCATTGATTTTTTCAACAACTTGTTCTGGTGTCATGTTATTTTCCATGATTTTTTTCCTTTTTTTTTGTGTTTATAAATTATTGTAAACTTTTGACCAATCAAACGGTTGTTGTATTGTTTCAATCGACTTTTTACCATCTAAATGATCCTTTATGATCGGTTCAGAATTCAAAAGTGTGAACAATTGACCGTTTAAAAATTTCAATCGCATTTCAATTTCAAATAATCTTTCATCAGATCCTTTTCCATTTGCCAACGATTTGATCAATGTATCAATTTCAGTGCTTGTTTTAGTAATGAAATCGTGTTTCTGTTCACTTTTCATCACTTCAATTACGTTTGTCATGTCAGTTGCACCAAATGTCACAGCTGACCCTTCCCACAATTTCAATTCTGTGATGTCGTAAAATCCACCAGAAGGCAATGTTTGATCATCAACCCATTTGATTTTGTCAGCGACATATTGGAATCCAATTGAATGTTCACGAATGATTCCTTCTGAATAGTCACGCAATGCATCTTCACCTTTTGATGATGTGCCTAAATATCCAACAGCAAACAATCCATAATCATCTTGTTCAAGTTTCTGGAATTTTCCAATCTGTTGTTCAAAATCGTGGTGTCTTAAAAAAGCAATTTTTCTGTTTGAAATTGATTCTGGTCCACGTTCTTTGATTGATTTTGTGAATGCACCTTTTCTGATCACATCAAAATCAGCATCGACATTGTCAAACTTTGCCAGATAAACAGCAACTTCACGCTTTGAAAGATCCAAATCTTTGACTTCAAAAGCACCTTTGGTTGCGTATATATTTGTGTTTTTCATTTTACAAATGTATTAATTTTTTATTGATTGGCTTGAATTGGTTCAACAGTGATCATTGTTTCCGCAATCGCTGGTGCATAACCATAATAATTCACCAATGTGTTCACAGCTGTTGCACGTGCCATTTGTCCAGCTGAAACTGATGCATTCAATGAAATAATTCCATCAAGTCCACCAACAGTTCCACGCAATTGTGTTTGTGCTTGAATCAATCCAGATTGTTGTGCTGTTGCTTGATCGATCTTTTCCAATTCAATTCCAAATTCATTTGCATATTGTTCTTTTGAAATTACACCATCATTCAACATGATTGTGTATGCTTCAACCTTCGTTTTTTCAGCTGCATTTTTTGAAACTTCATCTTCTTGTAATACAACCAAATGCGAAAAATCAGCTTTCAAATGATATCCTTCTTGATCCAATCCGAATTGCTGAATGATTGAATCATACATTTGTTGCGTTTCTGGAATGATTGTATCTGTGTAGGCCATTTTAATTGAATCCTTCATGTTGGTGAATGTTGCACCTTTTTCGCTTGAAAATAGGTTTGAATTCAATCCAAATGCATCAATTACCGCAATTTTATCAGCGTTTAATTCTTCAAACAACATCAAATCCTTTGTTGGATAGGACATCGGCTGCCAATTCACCTGTGATTCAGTGATGATCAATTCATCTTTTGATCTTCTGTACCAATCTTTTTGAATTTTTGTTTTTTCTTCTGGTGTCATTGGTAACGCACCACCCATATCCGAGTTTTGTGCTGATAAAATACCAATTGCACCGATATTTTCAAGAAGCACATTTCGTTTGTGATATTGTGCTTTTATGTTTGATAATGGAAATTTCAGTGTTTCAATTCTTGATGATGGTTTCACAATTGACATTCCATCTGGTGTTGTAATGTACACCATATCATTAACATCAATTGATTCTTTGGTTTCATCATCATATTTGAATGTGTAGCCATCAATCAAACCGCCAACTTCCATTTGCTTCAAAGTTTTACCAGATAGTTTGATCTGGACCTTGTTTGATGGTAATGGAATGAAAAGATTTCTAACTTGAAATGATCGAACTGGTGCGTATGCAAATACGTTTGAATATAGTGCATCTTGAACCGACATTGTGAACACCGCATCAGACCAGCTTTGTGTTGGATTTGGTTTTCTGATCATGTCATTCAACCAGTGATTTTCAACAATATCACCATTTTTATCATATAAAACTGGAATATTTGATGCCATCATTGATGCACGTTTTTCGATAACCGCACGAAGTTCTGGAATTTCCAGATACAACAGCCATGCGTTATTTGTATCAATCCAAACAGCATTTTTGACACCCCACAATTGATTTGAAACAGGAAACAACCTGTTGAATTGATTGATGTATCTGTTACTGATATCGCTTGAATCATTCCCGAAAAAAGCGTTCCACAAGTTTAAATCCATTGCATTATTCTATTGATTTTTACAAATTTAACGTAAATTTTTGAACATTGATTGAATAAATATTGATAAACCACTCAAACAATCTGGTGCATCATCGTTTTTGTTCTTGCCTTCTTTGGAAAATCCAAGCACATTTTGAAGAAATAATTCACTTTGAATGTCCGATTTTTTAACAAATTGCATCGAATTCAGAATGAATGCTGATTGCATTATGATTCTGGTGATCTTGTTTGCTGTATTGTGGACCTGTAAAATCCGTGTTTTGGTTTCTTTTTGCAAATTTCTGGCAAACATTGCACCCATTGAATTTGATTCAACACGACAATAGGAAGCATTCCAACTGTTTAACATTGATGCAGCCATTGGAATTGTGATGTCGGTGTTGTCCCTTGTGAATAAATAATCGACAACGTACGGTGTATTATTTATGATTGCACACACAGCCATTGCGGTGTAATCTGATCCTTGATCTGAAACATCGATATATGCAACTGTTCCTTCAATCTTGTTTCCATCTTTGAACACATTGAATTCAGCTTCTGAAATCATTTGAAGTGATCCAAACAATCGGCCTTTCATGTCAACTGGCTGTTGCATATATTCAGCTTCCCAAATTTCGGGTGCTGTTTTAGATTTTTTTAACACATATTCATCTGTTGTCATTACAGCTTCACAGAATGATTGTCCTTTATCATCTAATGCTGCAACTGATATAATGCGATCATATATCGAGTTTTCAACATTCCTTCCGATCAAATCGTTTAATGTCCAACGTGTGCCAATGTCGATTCTTTTGCAACCAGATTCAAATCGTGAATCATGTGTTGCTTCCTTCCATTGAATGATGCGATCATTAACCGTATCAGATAGTGCATCTTCAAGTCCACGATATAAATCATCAGTAATTGCAACATTTGATGCACCAAATCCAATGATTGTTCCACCAACACCAGCACCAAAATATCCAACCTGTTTTGATTTGTTTGTGTTCCAACCTTGCAAATTTGCTTTGTCATCAGACAATCTGATTGATGGAAAACACATTCTGAATCTTTCGGATTTGAATATGGACCGCACATCATAACTGAATTTCAGATACAGTGTTGCTGTACACGTGTTCCGCATCACAGATTTGTCTGGATTTCGGCCTAATGTCCACGCACAAAATAATGAAGTTATATATGATTTCCCAGCACGTGGTGGCATTGAAACAGCCAATGAATTGATTTGTCCATCTTCAATTGCTTGAAGGCCATCAGCAACTTCTTTCAAGAATGATCGTTTGCTGAAAAATTCTGAATCATAAAAAAGGCAAAAATCCCAAAAGGACCTTCTGCACATTTCCATTCTTAACAGTAAAATTAAACTATTCCGTTTGCTGTTCATTTTTCAGAATTTCAAGGATTTCTTCATTTGTCATATCGCTGAAATCTGGCATTGAAAGATCTTTGTGTTCAATTCTTTCAACATATCCACGT